CATCCAACGGAAGCCGGACGGCACGACGGTCGAAGTGACGCTGCCGGTCATTCCCGACGTGCCGGTCCACTTCATGGGCGGCGGCGGCATCACGACGACCTACGGCCTCAAGCAGGGCAACGAGGGCTTCAGCGTCCCGGCCGCCCTCGGCATAGATGGCTGGCATCAGAACGGCGGCGTTCAATCGCCGGGCGATACCCGTCAGCATGCCATGTGGGACGCGGTCTTCGTCCCTGGCGTCCGCTCCGACCCGAACAAGCTCAAGGGCGTTTCCCCCAATTCAACGCAGACGCGCACCGACGACAAGCAGACGGTCCACGATGTGAGCCACACGGCTGTGACCGCCGTTCGCGAGCAGAGCGCCCATCAGGTCAACGGCATGGCCGTGCAGAGCCAGAAAGGCGGATCTAGCCACGTGGTCGACGGCATGACGATCCAGCACGTGGCCTCCAAGATCTTGATCAACTGCTGATGGCCGGCGGCTTCGTTCCGTTCGGGCAGAACCTCCAGCTTCAGGGAGGCGCCCCGCTGATGAAGGCCGTGACGGTCTTTGTCGAAAAGCTCGGCATCACCAAGCGGCTCGACGGTGGCCCCGGTCTCCAAGGGATGATGCAGAAGGTGCTGCAGGACGGCAATCTGTCGTCGGTCATGCAGAACCCGATGGCGGCTCCGATGACCGCCCTTCAAGGGCAGATCAACGCGCAGGTCTCGCAGCTTCAGAGCATGTCGGGTGGTGGGCCCTCCGATCTGATCTCCGCGCTCACCGGAGGGGCCGGGCTCAGCAATGCCCTCGGCCAGTTGCAAGCTTCCGGCGACAACCTCGCCGGCCTGACCAACGGAGCGACTGGCTTTTTCGCGATGCTCGGCCACGCCAACACGGCGGACATGGCGGGCCCGGCTCTTCCCGCCGATGCCGGTATCGACGCCGTCACGGCGCCGCTCACGCAGATCAACCTCCTCGCCGGCATTCGGCAGGCTCTGCCCGTTCTCGTGTCTCAGGTCGTGTCTGGCACGACGAGTTCTGACGTCGTGACGGGATGGGTGCTCAGCAAGATCGGGACGATCGGGGGCGTGATCTCCGGCTCGGCCGCCGCTCTGGCCTACGGGGAGCAGATGCACCCGCTGATCGCCACGGTTTCGAGCGTTGCGGGTGCGCTGGCTGTGCCTCCGACTTTCGATGCTCACGGATATCGCCAGGAAGGGGTCGCCAGCGGCTTCCAGGGCGTCCTGCAGTCCATCGTCCAGCCGGACGCTGCCGAGGCCATGGCAGCCTCTGTGGCGGGCCAGATCGCCCACATCGTGCCCCCGCCTGTGAACGTGGCTGCGATAACCTCGCTCGGAGACGAGTGATGCGGATCCGCAAGGTCGAGGCTGGAACGGGCGATATGTGTTTCGGGGGCGATCAGCTCTCCATTGAACGTGATACCCCGGACGCGGTCGGGATCCTCGTTGAGGCGCGGCTGAACCTCTGGCAGGAGCAGTGGTACTTGGACCGGACCGAGGGCACGCCCTACGAGCAACAGGTGCTCGGCAAGCGGACCGAAGGGCTGCGCGATCCGGCGCTGCAGGCTCGCATCCTCGACACACAAGGTGTAGTTGAGATTGAGGCCTACAGCAGCGTCCTTGACCGCCAAACCCGCGCCTTCACCGTCTCGGCCACGATCCAGACGGTCTACTCCCGCGCCTACCTCGCGGGGCAGGGCGCCAACACCGCCAACATCACCGTCAAGGTCGAGAACGGTCGCTGAGCATGGGCGCTACCCCTGTCTGCCAGATCACGGCTGCCGGCTGCATCCGCCCGACCTTCGCGGACTGCCTCGCCTACGTGCAGACCTCCTATCGGGCGATCTACGGCCAAGACATCAACATCGAGCCCGCTACTCAGGATGGGCAGTTCCTCGCCCTCCTCGCCAACGCGATCCACGACGCGAACGGCGAAACCCTGGCAGCCTACAACAGCTTCTCGCCCTCAACCGCGCAGGGCACGGGGCTGGATCGCAACGTCAAGCTGAACGGCATCCGGCGCAAGCGGGCCTCTTACTCGACGGCTCCGTTTCTCATCGTCGGCCAAGCCGGGATTGAGATCGATGGCGGGTTCGTCACCGACGCGGCCGGCAACCAGTGGGCGTTGCCGCCTGTGGTTCTGATCCCTGATGTGGGGCAGGTCACCGTCACGGCGACGTGCCAGACCATCGGAGCGGTGCAGCTTTCCGCGGGCGCGATCGACACCGCCAACGGCAAGGGCTCTATCGCCACCATCACGCGCGGATGGCAATCCGTCACCAACACCGCCGCCGCATCAGTCGGCGCTCCAGTGGAGAGCGACAGCGCCCTGCGTCAGAGGCAGGCGATGTCGACGGCTCTCCCGTCGCTCCGGCTCACCGATGGTCTCAAGGGCGCCTTGGCTGCCATCGACAACGTCAATCGGCTTCAGGTCTACGACAACGGCCTGAGCACACGGGACCGGAACGGCATCCCTGGGCACACCATCGCGGTGGTGGTTGATGGGGGTGATGCCGCCACCATCGCCCAGATCATCGAATTGAAGAAAGGGCCGGGCGTCTCGACCTTCGGCACGACGGTGCAGACCGTGCAGCCAATCGATGCCTCATCCATCCCGCAGGACGTGGCGTTCTTCTATCTCACGCAGGTGCCGATCACCTACGCGGTCACGGTTCGCAACCTCGGGGGCTACACGGCCTCAATTGAGGGCATCTGGAAGGCCGCGCTCGCCGATTTCGTGAACGGGCTGGCGATCGGGGAAGATGTCGAGCTGGATCAGGCCTTCGCCGCCGCCAAGAACTACGACGGGCTGGGATCCAAGACGTTCAAGATCGTCTCGTTCGCGCAGGCTCGGGATGGCGCGCTGCCGAGTGCCGTTGACGTGCCGATCGGCTTCTATGAGGCCGCCCTGTGTTCGCCGGCCAGCATCGCCGTGACCGTGCTCCCTCTGGCTAACTGACATGGCCGTCTACAACGTCAGCGCGGACTCAACCACCGTCACGATTGACGGCGGCTACCCCACCGCGGACTATGATCCCTTCGCGCTGGTTGCGAAGGCCACGCCGGCTGCTGACGACTACATGGCGCTCATCACGCCGTGGCAAGCCAACCCAGCGAAGGCGCGGTTCCAGGCGACCGTGCGGGTGGGCGTGCAGCCATACGCGGATGCGCAGGCCTTCGTTGCCGGCCTACCGCAGGCTTTCGATGTCGATGAGGCGGTCGGCGCGCAGCTTGACATTGATGGGCAATGGATCGGTCGCGACCGCTACGTCCCGATCCCGATCCCGGACACGACGTTTGCCTTCGATATCGCCGGCCGTGGGTTCGACGAGGGCTACTGGCGCACGAACTACGATGCCGCCAACGACATCTCCTCCCTGCCGGACAACCTCTACCGCCCGCTTCTGTACGCCAAGATCCTCGCAAACCGTTGGGACGGCACGGCCGCCATGGCGGTGCAGATCGTCCGCGCGTACCTTTTCGACCCGGCCACACTGGTGTTCATCAACGACAATGCCCGGGCGGTCATCCCATATCCAGGCGATGCGATCTTCTCCTTCGACGTTCCAGGCGCTGGTTTCGACGAGGGGAGGTGGCTGGAGCCGGGCGAGTACCCGCCGACACCGAAGCGGATGGGCATCTCCTACAGCCTCTGTATCGCAGGCAAGCTCCCGACCCGGACGGACCTCTACATCCTCGCCAATGATCTCCTGCCCGTGAAGGGAATGGGCGCCGACGTGCGCGTCTCCGTCGCCACCGTGGATCAGGCCCCGATCTTCGGCTTCGACATGAACAACGATCAGATCGGTGGCTTCGACATCGGCGCTTGGGGCGCGGATCCCGCCACGGTCGCGGCTTCTCTCGCCTCCTAACCCTCGACCCATCCCGCATCGCGAACGCGGCGCTCTCCCGGCGCTGCGGCCACGCGCCTGCGCCACAAGGACCGTCTCATGAGCGGCACCAACGGCTTCTTCCCCTTCGCAACGGGCGTCGGCGCCAACACGCTGAACGATGCCGCATGGTCAACCGCTGATGTCCTCCCTCAGGGCTTCCAGCGCGGCGAGGTGCCATCCATTCAGGCCAACAAGGCTTGGAAGCAGTCGTCGGTCATCTCGGCCGTCATCGGCCAGTTCATCGTGGATCTGGCGAACGTCGATGCCAACGACAGCCAGAGCGTCGCGACGCTAGAAGCCAACTTCATCAAGGCCCTGAACGCGCAGATCGCCACTCAGGTCCCTCCGCCCGGCACGATCCGCGAGCGGCCGACCGCGAATACGGACCTCTATGTCTCGCCCTCGGGTTCCGACTCCACGGGCGACGGGCTGACGCCGCAGACCGCTTGGGCGACGCCGCAGAAGGCCTGGGATACGATCCAGCGCAACTACGACATCACTGGCATCAAGGTGACGGTCCACTGCGCGGGCGGCGCCTACATGAGCGGCGTGCTCGCGCAGGGGCCTATCGTGGGCTCGCAGAACCCGAGCAGCGTTCTCTTCAAGGGCGCCGGCTCGGCTACGACATCGATCTCCGTGACGAACGCCTCGTGCTTCAACGCCCAGAGCGGAGCGATCTACTCGGTCTCGGGCTTCACGCTGAACGCGACGGGTGTGGGCGCGGGCCAGGGCGCAGGGCTCTACGCCACGCCGGGCGGGATCCTCGTGTTCGGCGCGGACATAAATTTCGGGACTTGCGCTGTCGCTCATCTGTTCGCCCAGGGCGGGCAGATCTCGAACGATGGCTCGCCCTACGTCATCTCCGGCGGAGCCCAGGCGCACCTTGACGCGCAAAACCTCGGCATCGTCACGACTAGCACCTCGGTTTCGCTCATCGGAAACCCAACGTTCTCGCTCGCGTTCGCGGTCTCCGCGTTCTACGGCCTCGTCTACGCGGGCGGCGCCGCCTATTCCGGCACGGCCGTTGGGTCGAAGTATTCGACCTCCTCGGGCGCGATCATCGTCAACGGCGCCGGAACGAACTTCTTCCCCGGGTCACTGGGCGGCATCGTAAATGCCCCCGGCTTCTACATGTGAGCGTCGTATGATGAAGAATTACACTCCGCTCAACTGGTACTGGCTCGACGATGCCGGCAAGCGCGTCTACGCGAGTGCGCGGCAGACCATCGTCTCGACCGATGACACCGACTACAAGGCCTTTATCGCGGACGGCACTAAGCCGACCGCATGGCCGCGCGATGCGAGCGGCAAGGTCAGCGACGCCGAGATGCGCGCGGTGCTGGCTCCCTACGGCCTGATGCTGTCGCTGGACGACCTCAAGGCGCAGCTCAAGGCGCGCGTTGATGCCAAGGCCGAAGAGGTGCGCCTGACGCTGATCACCCCAGGGTCAGGACAGGCTATGGAGTACCAAGAGGCCTACGCGCAGGCTCAGGCAGCGTTGGCCGCGACCGGAACGGTCAAGGATACCGACTACCCGATGCTGGCCGCTACGGTCGGCATCGACACGGACCCGCAGACGGGCAAAGCCGCGAAGGACGTGCTGGGCGTCGCCCGCTCGGTCAAAGCCGCCTACGAAGCGTTTCTGACGGCTGGGGCGGCCATCCGCGGGGCCCGGCTCGGCGGCAAGGCCGCGATCCAGGCTGCAGGGAATGCGGCCGATGCGCAGTCGGCTTGCGACGCCATCTCCTGGCCGACCTTCAACTGAGAGCGGTTCTGATGCACCTCGTCTTCCGCACGCTGCTGGCGGCGCTGTGCCTTGTCACGCCCGCGCTCGCCCAGCAGCAGAAGGTCATCACTGGTACGCCGAACTCTGGTCAGGGGGACACCCCCTACACGGCCTTCAACAAGCTGAATAACAACGACACCGACCTCTATCGGCGGCTCAACACACTGAATGGTGCCGTGCCGCAGCTCGGTCCCGACGGGCGCATCCGCGTTCCGAACGGCCCCACCCTCGGCACGGTAGACCCTCAGAACGGCCAGTTCACCTCTCAGCCGTACAAGATCCAGCTTCAGGGGCTTGGCTCAACTGGCGCTGTGGATGGAATGAGCGTCGGGGGGGCCGCACTCAGTAGCGGCGTCATCACCTCGGTTCTGACCCGACTGACCGCGGCGCAGATTGCGGATGTTCGGTCTGGAAACGCCACGCTTGATCTCGCGTCTACGCTCAACGCGGCGTTCAATGCCTGCATGCCGGGACTGCCGGTCCCAACTTTCCAGTTCCCGCCCGGTCGATACGGCATCAAGAGCGAACTGCTCGCTTCGACATGCCCGATCAACATCGTTCTCGATGCTGGTGCGACGATCGTTCAGACCGCAGGCTTCGCAGCCGGCGTTCAGATACGGGGCCTCATCCACTTCAAGGGTCCGGCGTCCGGTTCGACGCTGACCGGATCAGGCACCATCGACGGCAACCGAGCGGCGCTCGTCTCGAGCTATCTGGCCCTGCCGAAGTCGCAGCAGTCGAACGGCCTCTATGTGATGTCGTCCGAGTGGGACTGCGTCGTTGCTGAGGCAGTTGACGATGTGCGCATCGAGGGCATCACAGTCCGCAACTGCATGAGCTTTGGCGTCTCCTACGCCGCAGGCCAACGCGGGCGTGTGACGAATGTCAAGGTGCTGGACACGAGCGCCGCCACGAATTTTCAGGTCATTGATGGCGCCGTCATCGGCAACATCACGGAAACCAACATCGGGAATGTAGTCGATGGCACGGCCATCCCGTGGTTTTCCTACGCCAACATTTTCTCGGATCTCAAGAATAGCCACATCTACAATGTCGCGCTGAACGGTTACACGCT